GAACCTATTTGTTTATGTAATTCAGTTACCCAATTGTCATAGTTAAGTTCTAATCGTCTAGCTATCTGTTTGGATGTCTTAAATCTATCTGTATCTTTTAGATCATCATCATTTAGTTTACGACCATCTAATCGTGCATAGATATTAGGTAAATATTCGCCTATTTTTTTATTAGCATGGAATAGACGATCTAATACTTGAATAACTCCACTACCATACTCGTAAGTAAATAAAGTAGTACCTTTAGTACCATCAGCAAGTTCATAGTCATAACAGGCTTGGTAGTAATCCTTAGATTCAAATATATCCCTTACTGGATTGGATACACGGTTAGGATCGAGATCACCTGTATTGGATTCATCTAATCCATCAGTAGGTGTTTTACCTGAGTATTCATAATCCAAGAAGTTCTCAGTAAATGTGAATACCTGTTCTTTACCTAATGCATCCTTATAGGATACGTAGATCACTGCATAGTCGTGATCTGCAGATACTTCTTCTGCCCATTGGGTATGTTTACGTTTACGATCTTCTGTACGGAAGTCGGTGTATCCAGAAGTAGCAGCATAACCATACTGTACTAATGAATCAGGATCGATCACTTCTTTAACTGTATTAGAGCAATAAACAATTTGAGCATCTTGTAGATAACACTTAAATCCTTTTTGCTGTGTTAATACGGTGAGTTCATTTGTCTTGATATCGAAACCGTAAGCAGAAGTTAATATTTCTAATAGGAAGTGATAGTTATTCACTGGCCCAAAGATAGCGTACTGCATCTTAATTGTTGCATTGGTTTTAGAAGCCAAGTAATCAATGAGTGCTTGCTTAACATCAATACCTTCTTTAATTAATAGATCAGCTTTAGGTAAACCATATGCATATTTATTCTTTGCATAGTTACGTGCACTACGCATCTTCATTGATAAGCTACTGTTTACTTCTTTGTTGTATATCTCACTAATAGACATACGTTCAGTACGTACTGATATCTCTTGGTTAGAAAGAACATATTCCATAGCTGCAGTCTTACCTAAGTCTGGAATATCCTTATCTTCAACCATTCGAGTAATGGACGTATTAACGTAAGTCTTTTTCTTTTTACTAAATAAACCCATAGTTATATCCAAAAGAAAAGGGGACTTAATGTCCCCCATTCTATACAGAGTGATTAGGTGTTGGTACTAGGATTTACTCCAATACCTTTGAGTAACGCAGCCATAGCATTACCAACGTTCTTATCTTGAAGTAAGTTAGTAATGTTAGCTTCTGTGCCTTCATCTGTCTGACGGCGAATAATCCATGAATCTAAATAAAGCTTAGCAACTTTCTGTTCAGCATCACGTAGGAATGCATCACGTTGGTTACGTAGAACATCTTTATTTAATCCAAGTACAGAGTCAGGTTCTGCAGCATCAGCTACTGTCTGAGCTTTCTCAGTAATAGTCTTCTGTGCATACAACGCAGTTTGTGCATCAGTAGAACGCATGTTAGCCATTAATGCTTCAAGCTCTTTCTGACGTAATGCAAGGTTAGCTTTACTGATTTCCAATTCCTGTTTCTGGATATCTAACTGACCTGCTTTAATCTCAAAGTCTTTTTCAAGGATGAGATTCTGTTTAGCCATGTTAGCAATCTGAGCTTGGATGTATTGGATTTCATTTGGAACCTTAGTTGTCTGTGCTTCAACTTGAGCAGCTTGAGCTACAGTCAATAAAGATTCTTTAGCAATACGTTCACCTTGTTTAATCAAGTTCTCTACTTCAATTGGTAAACGAGTAGACGTTTCAGCTTCTACCTGTGCAGCCTGTGCTGTAGCTAAACGATTAGCTGCATCACTACGGGCTGCTTCTTTATCCAAAAGAATAATCTCTTTAGGGACTTTAGTAGATTGAAGTGCTACCTGTTCAGCTTGCTTAGTAGTAAGGTCAGTTTGTGCTGTAATTTGAATAGCCTGTTTCTCAAGTACATTCAATTCAGCAGGGATCTTCGCTAACTCTTGGGTAATCTGATCAGTACGTTTATTGGTTAAGAGGGTATCGGCAGTAACCTGTGCTACCTGTTTATCAACTAACTGGATCTGATGAGGGATCATAGTCATTTGTTCAACTACTTCCTCAGTCTTCTTATCAGTAAGGTTAGTGTTAGCCTTTAACTGTAAGAGTTCTTGTGGAAGCATTTCAGTAGTACGGAACTTAGCTTCTGTTACTTGTTCAGTAATCAATTCACCTTGCTTACCTACGTTCACTGTCTCTGCAGCTACTTGTGATGTACGTGCTTCGGTTAAAGCTTTCTCAGAAGTAAGGTTAGTAGTTTGCTGTGTTACTTGGCCTTTATTGGCTACAGTCAAATCAGTCTGTGCTTTAAGGTTTAATAATTGCTGTGGCAATACCTGTTCTACATTGAACTTAGATTCTAAGATCTGTTGATCAGCAAGCTCCCCTTGTTTAGTAAGGTTAGCGATTTCTGCAGGGATACGATCAGAAGTAATTAACTTAGTTTGTTCAGTTTCTGCATTAACACGCTCAGTAGTCGCTTTAATGTTTTCAATTTCAACTGGAACTTTAGTAAGTAATAAATCAATCTGACGAATCTGTGCATCAGTCAACTTACCCTCTAATTCAAGATTATTAATCTCAAATGGAAGCTTGTGACGAGCTAATGCATAACTGGTAGCAGCCGTTAAAGATGCAGTGTACAACTCTACAAAAGCAGAAGCGTATTCAGTTCCCCGAATACGCTCATCATCAAACTGCTCTTTTAGGTGTACCTTTAGAGTCTTGAGTAATACATCTAATACCCCTGTACCTTCTAACGTTCCAGTAGTTAGTTCAGTGATATCAAATGGCTTTATCTCAATATCTGGTGGAGTAACCTGAGCCATTTATTAGTCCTCGTAATCAGCACTACCTGAACGTGCACGTTGATCACGGGCAAGATCTTTTAGTTCTTGTTCAGTTAAATCAGGAAGGACTTGAATAGTATAAGCAGGAGCAAGACGGTGTTTATTAATTTCACGTCCTTTACTATCAGTCACTGTGTAGTGGGCCATATATTTACGATCACGCAAGATCTTATAAAGAATCTCAGGAATATGATAACCCGCTTCAACGTTAAATGGCACATACTTAGAGATAGTACCAATTAAACTATTACCACCAGTTACGATCTCACCTTCAAGCTGTGCACGTAAAGGATCCATCGGTGATACAACCACACGCACTAATTTCATTGCATCACGGCGTTTAGCTGCTGCTAATTCTGCTGTACTAAGTGGTTTGGTTTGAAGCTGTTCTAATGCTTCTCCTGCATTTTGACCATTGATTTTATCTTCAATCTTTTTGGCTAAAGTGTCTTCACCAATGTTAGGTGAATATGTAATACCTAATTGAGTAGCACGTTCTTTTAAGATTTCAAGTCGAGACTTCTTTGGAACCTCTGGAACTTTAAAATCATCAAGGTCATCGTGGTTATCAGTTAAGTTAGTGTTGTCAGTAATCTTAGTCATTTGAGATTCCAGTTTATTAAGTAAAAGAAAAGGGGAGTAATTAACTCCCCTTATATACCACAATTAATTATTAAAGTGGTAATGCAGTTTTAATTAAGGCAATACGTTCTGGACGTAAAACCATAAAGCCGTAGTACCATTTGATTGACATGAAACCACGTTCACCAAACGGATCATCTGCATTAGCAGTCGCTTCGCCTGGCTTCTTATGGTAGATAACAAACTTAGTTGATTTACCAGAAGTTTGGAAACCGATAGTAGTGAATGATTCAGAACCAACCACTAACATTGGGAAAATGTCAGCTTTACCATCAGTAGTATGGATAGCTTTATCATCACCAACTGCTTTACCTTTACCTGCCCATTTCATCATTTCAGGAACAATGATGATACGGAATTGATCGATAGTACCAACTTCACCACGAAGGATCTCACCACCGTTAGCATACTGCTCAACAGAGATAAACGCTTTTTCACCATGGTAGTCTTTCATCTTACGAATATGTTGGATAACTTCTGAACCTGCATACATCACACGCGAAGCATTGATAGTACGAGTATCGATCATACGAGAACCAGAAATGATCTTCGTATTTTTAGGAGTACGGTTGTTATCCAAAGTAACAGATAAGCGTGCAAAGTCTTCATATTTAACTAATGAAGTTTCATCTACTTCTGATTCTTCTGTAGCAGAACCGCCATATACAACAACACCTGCAGAGTTAATCAAGTCAATCTGTAAAAGATCTTCTGTGATTTCATTGGCTGCATTCACCATTGATTTAGTTACTTGCGCTTCTAAGTCTTCTTCGGTATCGAAGTCCATTGACTCTTGTGTATAGTCAGTGAAGTAACCATACTTTTGGAAAGTACCTTTGATTGTTTTACGCGTGAAGCCAACACGGTTTACGCGACCACCAACTTCTGATACGAGTGGCATCTTCGCAGTGATAGTACCGATGTCTTTAGATGAACCGTATAAGTTACCGTCTTTAATTTTTTTACCAGTAGCATCGATACCTTGGTCATTGATGTTACGGTCATCAAGTAATGGGATATGAACATATCGTTCAATCATCTTACCTGAGTTCTTTGGCATTGCAGTTACGTCTGCAAGCTGAGTGAAGTACTGTTCTTTAACTGCTTCTTCCAAAGCAGACTTCATATAGTACGCTTTCTTTAGCTGCGGACCATGTGAACTTGGTTTGCCATTAGCAGGGTCGTTATAAATACGCATAGTGTCTTTTACCTATTACAAATACTTTGGATTAACTTTAGCAAATTCCTCTGCAGACATACTCAAGATATCTTCTTCTGTCAACTTTGGTTTAGCTTCTTGTGCTTGAGAGCGTGGTGTACGAGACATACTAGCAGCTTTTTTAGCGGCTTCAAGACTTTCCTTCTGCTGTTTCATGGCTTTAGGTTTATTCGGTACGTGTTGTTGCTGTTGTTGATTAGCTTGTTGTTGTGCTTGGGCTTCACCTTGATTTTGCTGTGCAGCAGCAAACATTGCACGACCGATATCATCATAAGCTTGTAAGGCATTACCTTGTACTTTACCTAGTGCTTGCTGTTGCTGTAGCACTGGAATGATTTGATCAAAGATACCTGACTTCTTATGTTCGATAAGCATACGAATCATTGAAGGAGTCTTTTGTAATAACTCACGTGCACCTATATCCCAACGTGTGATTTCACCTAATACAACTGCAAAGTCTTCATCACCTTCATACTCTTGGTCGATGGCTGCCATCTCTGCACGTTGTGGGCTAAGGTCTAATTGAGTAGGCACATAAGCATTTGCCTTTTCTTCGTTCAAGTCATAAGTATCAATCTTTGACTCTTGAACAAGTTTAGCAATTGCTTCTGGTTTTTTATTTTTTAAATCTACAAGGTAACTAATAGAACTTACATCAGTTAAACCATGTTCTTTCAAGACTTCAATCAAGCCAAAGTAAGGTTTAATTGTTGCCATCTTCTGATTGTAGTTAAGACCTTTCTGCATCAAGCTAATAATGTCAGTAGGATCATTGATAGTAAATGGACGACCATTTGCTTTGAATTCAGCAGTAACCACTTCATAGAATGATTTGTATTTGGCTGCATCTTCTGCAGAGATTACATCATCTTTCTTTTCTGTTTGTTCTTCTGCTTTCTTCTTTGATTCATCAGTCTCAGGATCTTGATCGTTGTCATCAGATTCTG